ACCGAAGATAACAAATGGAACTTAAGCTCGTTAAGAAAGATTTTGCCGATAACTTTTTAAGTGTTATAGGTAAAGCTATAGATATTGTGTCTATTAAGCTTAATAAGGATGGCTTATACGCTGTCTGCAATAAGCCCGATACAAGTATTATTTTATTAGCAAAGTATAGTAAAGCATTCGATGTAGAGCAAGAGATTACTCTCAATATCGGGGATGTTAAGAAACTACTTAGAGTAATGGATTGTATCGATGATGACGAGATTACTTTTACTATTGAGTCTAATCATCTTTATTACAATACTTCTGAATTAAAGTTTAAGTATCATTTTTTAGACGACTCTGTAGTACCTAAAGTTACTCTTAAGAGAGATAAGATTGAATCTCTTACTAGTGATACCTTTTTCAATATTGATGTAAAGAAACTACAAGAAATATTAAAGGCTAGTTCATTTACTACTGACACTAATAAGATTTACCTTTACGGTCAATCAGACGGGGTATATTGCGAGTTAGGAGATAAAGAAAAGAGCAATACAGATAATATTAGCCTTAAAGTGGCTGATAAAGTAGAAGGCCAACCATTTAATCAAGTTATTCCGTTTAATCTCGATATATTTCGTATATTAACAGGGATAAAGTTTGATTCAGCTAGAGTAGGTATCAACTTAAAGTTCAAAGTAATGTCTTTCTACGTTAAGCCGACTGCAGAGACTGATTTTACTTTTGTAATCTCAGGATTAGTTAAATAATGGCTAATAAGATAACAACACAGAGTTACTTTATTAAAAGGCTTAAAGACTCAGGTTATCTAGTCTATAGACTGTTTGATGAGTACAGTGAAGCAGACCCTCGTAGCTGGACAGTAATGATAGACCCGCACGGGGCATCAGTTATTTGCACCTGTTACAACAACGATAAAAATTTCGGTGAAAACTATTTTGAGTTATATGATGGTGGACAATTTATTCCTGAGAAGTTTAAGTTGAAAACTGACTCAATTGAGGTTATAATAAGCTATTTAGTAAAATATGGAATCAACAACAAATCAGAGTTATACATCGGGCGAAAAGTTTAGGTCCGTAAAATCTTTTAATATGAACGAAGTTAAACACCCAACACTTCCTACAGCTAATAGTAGTATGATTACTACAGAAGAAGATAGGAAAGCAATTATTGATAAAGCAGCAGAAGCGTATTCAACATTTCTAGATGCTCTACGCATTGATTGGCGTAACGACGTCAATAGTGCTGATACACCCCGTCGTGTAGCTAAAGCATATGTATGCGACCTTATTAAAGGTTGTTACGAAGGCCCGCCAAAGATTACTACATTCCCTTCAGACGGTTATGATGGTATTGTTAGTCAGATGAATATACCTGTAGTGTCTATGTGTTCTCATCACCATCTATCTTTTACTGGTGTTGCGCACGTAGCTTATATTCCTGATAAAAATGGTCAAGTTATTGGTTTATCAAAACTTAACCGTATTGTAGAGCATTATGCTCGTCGTCCTCAAATCCAAGAAGGTCTAACAGTTCAGATTCATAAAGCCATCGACCAACTTTGTACTGGTAATCAAGGTGTAGCAGTTATTCTTAAATGTACTCATACTTGTGCATGTCACCGCGGTGTAAAGCATCATGGTTGTGCTATGATTACTTCTAAGTTATCTGGGGATTTTATGAACGAACCACAAACTCGTAAAGAGTTTTATGACTTCGTAGCTTCCGCTGAGCGAGACACTAAATAATATTAATGGCCGCTAAAAAACCAACGAAGGGTAAGAAGGCTCAAGATAAAAAGCAAACCAAGGCTAATGAGCCTCTTTCTTCTATTGTTCCTAAAGCCGCTAATGAAATGACTCCAGCAGAGCAGGCTAGTATCAATCAAATGATACAGCTTGCTAAACTCGAGTACATGAAGACTCTAAAGAATAACATTATCAATGAAAAGCGTAAAGAAATAGACGCTTTAGATATGCAAATTAAGGAGTTTATGGGTCCTTATATGCTTATCGGTTATGATTTAAATAATCAGCCAGTTGAAATTGTTTCTGCTGAAGACCCAGCTTCTCATGATGCTTTATTGGAACGATTCCGCCGTGTAATGTTTAAGATCAATAATAATATTGTTCAAACTCAAGGTAACGATCCATATGGTTTTAAAGACAAGCCTCAAAACGATTCTGACGAAGATTAAAGATAAGTTTTATCCGCCAGAAAGAAACATATACGTAGTAAGAGAAGGTACATTTAAAGGAGAGTGGTTAGTGCCTGTATCTTTTACTCCTGGCTTTACTGTCTTTTTTAGCTTGCCTGATAAGCACATAAGAACTATACCTAATGAAGAAGTAAACAACGGTATTAAAAATAAAATAATAGATTTAGTAGAAACTTTACCAAAAGGCGTTTATAATACGTGCTTAGCAGAATACAAACTCAAATTAAAACAAAATGACAACGCTTCTAATAGACGGCAACAACACCCTTCATCGGGCGTACTGGGTAGCAAACAACATAGGAAAGCCTCTAATAAATTCAAAGGGAATTAATACAGGAAGTGTTTTTTCTTTTCTTAAAACTGTCAAATCAAATGCAGACCAGTTTAATGCAGATAAAATCTATATTGCTTGGGATAAAAAACTAGGCAATAAAGAAAACTTCCGTAAAACCCTTACAGAAGGTACATATAAAGGTAATAGAGATCAGGAACGTAATAAAGCTGTTTACGGAGAAGCAGATGCTATTGTTGAAATAACAACTACCCTTGGAATAAAGAATATATTTCCTGGTAATTTAGAAGCAGATGATGTTATTAGCTGGTTAAGTAAAGAAATAACAGGTAAAAAGATTATTATAAGTGTTGATAACGACTTTGCACAGTTAGTTAATACGGATACTTCTTTCTATAACCCAATTAAAAAGCTTCTTGTAGATGTTAATAACTTTGAAGAACATTATGGATTAACCCCAGAAGAATTCGTTATTTATAAATGTATAGCTGGGGATAAATCCGATAATGTACAAGGCATTGAAGGAGTGGGTAAAGTTAGAGGTAGAAAACTAGCTAAACAATGGGTAGCTAAAGAACCAAAGGCTAAAGAACTATGTGATGTAGTTGTAACAACTAATCGTCCGTTAGTAGATCTCGCTCACGGTTTAGCGGTACATCCAGATGAAACAGAACTATATACTGAACAGTATAATACATTAAATACAACATTGTCAGATTTTAATAAATTTGAAGAATCGTGCAAAAATCTAGAGTTTAACAGTATTCTAGACAAGTTAAACGATTGGAAGAAAACCTTTAATAAACAAGCAAATAACCAAGCTCTAGTTGATTTCTGTAAGTTGTTCGGATAAGTATAGTATATGAACGAACAAGTATCTATGCGTCCGGAGAGTTGCCATATCTGCGGATATGGTCCTGTACATCCTAGAGCTGTAAGGGTTAACAAAGGTAGTCAAATTGTTACTGAAGCGCATTGGATTTGCCCAAAATGTAGCGGTAGATTCAAGATAGGAGTAGTAAGTATTGAGAACCGTGAGCAAAAGAAAAACAAATAAGATTCTCGAAGAGTCAGAGTATTATACAGGCGTACAAAGCTCTCAGCGCACACCTGAAACAATGTCTGCTTATGAATATAGCAGTGACAATACGCCTACGCTAGAAAAACTAGCCAATCTTAAAAACAACGGTCAAGGCGGAGTTAACCCAGAAGCTCTTCCATACCCTCTACAAGATTCTGTAGTACAACTAGCAAACCTTTATCTACAGACTTTAGACTTAAAAAATAAAGCAGCTACAGCTGCATCAATGCCTTTATTTAAAGGCAAAGAAAAAGAATTAAAGAAGTTTCGTGCTAAGTTAGCAGGTATTATGGCAGCATATAAAGAATTAGCCGCCAGTTTAAATACTTTTACTCTTGCACCTAAGTGAATAAGTTACTCTAATACGAGTAACATATGAGACAAACATTAATAACTCTTTTGGGGTCAGTGCTAAAAGCAGCAGCGGTGAGTACCGTATTTGCAGGCATTGCTCATTTTACTAAGCAATCAGCTTTAGTCTGGTTCTTAACTACCTTTATTGGTCAGTTTATTCTATTTTATCTTTATGGTATGTTTCTTGATTACCGCGCAACAAAAGATAGTACTGTTATTCGTTTAAAAGAGCTTGAACTGCTCTCGAAAATAACGTTTACTATTAACTGTGCTGCTTGTAAACGACCTAATGATGTGGTCATTAATGCTAATGAAGATACAAATTTTGTTTGTGAACACTGCCAGGCTAAAAATGCTGTCTACGTCAATGTTGAAGCAGCTTTAGTTACAGACCCACTTAATACAGGTACAAAATAATTTTTATGGAAGACTTAATTGAAGAAACACAAACTAATCCTAGACGTATATCTACGTATGAATTTGCTCGTTGGGCTGCTTTACTAGAAGCTATTGACCTTATAGCTGAAAAATGCGAAGATAGAGGTATTGATTTCAATAGTAATGAAGGTATGAAGTACATTAAACCTTTAGATATTCAAGATTATGTAGATAATCGTACAGATACATTGTTAATGAAAATACAAACTGCTCGTGGCATTGAAAAAGCGATTAACAATATTAAAAGCTTGCAAATTGAGAATAAGTTACGATCATTAGATATAAACGAATAACTAATATGTACGTAGAACGAACAAACAACGGTTTAATGGTGTATGACAATAATAATAGTCCTTATATGCCTATTTCAGTAGGATTAGATATGACAGGGTTTTATCTTTCTGGTAGCTCTTTAGTTGTGTCTTATCCGGGCGGTCGTAATGAAGTCTACAATGTAGACAACAATACTCGAGTTAGATGAACCAGGAATTTATAGTAATGGACGCATCTATAGTACGTATGAACGCTAAACACGTTCTAGAAGAAGGCTTGTTTTTAGTAGATCTTGAAAAAGATCAATGGTGTAAAAATCATCAAGACGCTAAGAAGTTTCCTTCTCCAAGTGAAGCTATAACTGCTGCCAAGGCTGCTGGTTTAGACAAACTGCCAAGAATTTTTACAGTACAACAAAACGGTAATAATTACAACATTACAGAGATAAAGTATCAATAAGTATTTTTTTGCCCTCATAGGATAATGGTTAGTCTACCGCACTTTCACTGCGGGTATTCCGGTTCGAATCCGGATGGGGGTACCATTTTTTTGCCTGATGGTGTAATGGCAACACAAGCGACTTTGACTCGCTTTTTCCTCGTTCGAATCGAGGTCGGGCAGCTATTTGATAATATAGTAACAATAAGTAAGTTTAAATATGGAGCATTATCATTATAAAGTGCCTGGTTGGTTTACATTTCCGAAACTATATTCAGAAATGGTTGAAAAGTACGATAATGCTCATTTTGTAGAAGTTGGTGCTTGGCAAGGTAGCTCTACTACATTTATGGCTGTAGAAATTATTAACTCTAATAAAAATATTAAGTTTAGTGTTTATGATATTTGGGGTAGATATTCTTTAGCGGGTCTAAATACTAAGAACTCAGAGCAGTTACCGGAAGATTATGTTTATGGGCTATTTTTAAACAATATAGACCCTGTAAAACATATAGTTAAGCCTACTAAGATGGCTTCTAATCAAGCTAGTCAGTTGCATGAAAACGGCTCTCTAGATTTTATTTTTATTGATGCTAATCATGAATATGAAGCTGTAATGACCGATTTAATGTGCTGGTACCCTAAACTTAAAAAAGGCGGTACAATAGCTGGTCATGATTACTATGAAGACGAGGGAGTACAGAGAGCCGTAAAAGAGTTTTTTGGTGTAAACGATGACAGGCTTTATTGCGGAGAGAGATGCTGGAGAGTTGATGGGTAATGAACGTTTCAACTAAAGTACAACATATTTGGTGGGCTACAGCTAGATGTGGTTCTCGTGCTGTTAGTGAAATATTGAAACACTACGATTTTTTTAACTATAAGGTATCCCCCATATTTACACCTGAGTCAGATATAAGAAATGTTTCACACACGCATGATTATGGCGTGCCGAAAGAATATTCAGACTATAAAATAATAATACAGACTCGTAATCCTTATTCAAGAGAAGTCTCTAACTGGCACCTGGCTTGTTTTAAAGAAACAAAAAACGAACTTATTATTACGAAAGGCTTTGAAGAATGGGTATATGCAAATCAAAAAGCCGTAGTTGAGCAAGAGCTAAGAACATACAAACCGGATTATTATATAAGATACGAACATTTACAAGAAGATATACTGAATTTACCCTTTGTGGATATAAACAACCCTAATGTTTTGAGAGACTATCATTCTAATATATTAGCTAATCAATACAAATATGAAGGTGTTGATGATCCACGCGGAGATATTAGACGAGACAATAAAGATGGTAGGTACGCAGATTGGAAATCATATTACATATATAACCCGAGAATAGCGGGTATCGTGCATGAAAAATACAAAGAACAGTTTAAGCTGTTTAATTACGAAAAAGATAGCTGGAAGCAATGAATCATTGTTGTGAAAAATGTCTAGGGTTTGAAGGTAATCATGGTGGTTGTTGCCAACTTGATGATAGAGATTTTATAATAGGGCCAGTATCAGATCCAGCTGCTTTTTTACAAAGAGTACAAAATAAGTTTTCTGGGGTAAAAATAGAATGGAAAGACGTCTTTATAGATTATGAGGAAGGTTCTAAAATGTTCCCGGAGAGATCTTTATATCAAAATCCAGCCCACTACCCTTCCCTAAGAGTTGACATAAAACACGAAAGAAAACCGTGTATTTTTTATAACTCTACTCTTAAATGTTGTAGTGTATACAGTATTAGACCTGATATGTGTAAGTTTTTTTCGTGTGATTATTTAAAAAATATAAAAAATAACACTCAATAATAACATAAATATACTATATGGTTACATACAACGCACTTTCCGCTGTTCAAATTTTTACCTTTTATACAGGTAGTGAATATGTACATAATTTTTTAACTGCTGTACAGTATGATTTTGTTAAGGGACACCCACACAAATATACCCCAGAATATCCTGTTAATACTAAAGTGTTTGTAGATACTACTATACCTGAAGGTAAAACCTACTGTGTTGTAATTAACCCATACACTTATTTTGTTGGTATGTGGAACGCTAATTCAGTTAAAAGAACTAAAGACGGGTTTACACCTTTTACTTTTGCAGAATTCACTAATGATTATGTTAGTAGATATGCCACTTCTCGTGCACTTTCTGGTCGTTCCGCTCCTATCACGTATCAGTTAACCACCGCTCAAGTAGCACCAAGTGCGGTACGCTTTTTAAAAGCCGAAACTATTGCAGATGGAATCAAACATTTGCCGAAAATTGATTTAACGATTACTGCTCAACTTCTTGCGTTTAATGAATTTATTGCAAATGGAGCAGCTACTATCGGTAATAGTACTGCTTGGAAATCTCAATACAACCAAACACTAGCAGATTTAGTCTACAGCACCAATTTTGTTTCCGATTTTACTGCATTTGGTTACGAAAAAGATAGTTGGAAATAATCTATAAGCGGGGTTAATTCAGTGGTAGAATATCTCGTTGCCAACGAGGATGTCGACGGTTCGAGCCCGTCACTCCGCTCCATTTTATTTTAACGCTTCATTAATTTTTTCAACCGCATAATCTGAAAGCAGCTGGTTTTGTACTTTACCTGCATGTTCTAAGTCTCGAGCTAAATCTTTCTTCCATTGCATTTTATATTCAGTTAAGTTAACAAACTTAATATTATTTTTTAAGCAAATATATTCTATCGCTAGAGAATTTTTTAAGTGGTTGAGCTCGTAATTTTCTTCTGCAGCAAACCACTTTTCTAAAAACGGTTTGTATTCTGGAAACTTTTTTATTGATTGCGGTATTAAAAATTTATAGTTATAAGGATCTTTTTGATTTACAGCTATCTCTAAACGAAGCTTCATAGGAGCATAAAGAACTACAATTTTAGGCTTTAGTCTTTCTACCCAGTATGTACTTAACCTAAACATCGTATCTAACGCAGCCCCGCCCACCCCTAAATTCATACATTTTAAATTTATTCTTTTAGAAGTAAGTCGTGGCCATGTATCTTCAACAGGCAACCCAATCCCCACTGTATGGCTGCATCCGAGATACATTACCGATGGTTCATCAGTAAATTCTTCAGATCTAAAACCATAACTATTAATACTATACTTAAATTTATAATTTTCTAACCATCCATGCTTTTCTAGTTCTTTTTTGTTGTTTAATAAATTGTTGTTATACCTTTCCTCAGTATCCATTGGTAACCAATCCAATACTTGTCCTTTATAAGCATAGTAGTAAGAAGGTATTTGCATTTTTTGCATTAATAAATATTTAAGACAAAATTTGAAAAAACAAGCTTATGTAGTATAATATCAATGCAAATGAATTTACTTTCAAACGGTTATATATGGCTACTACCGTGGAGAACAGCTTCTCGGGAAACATATAATATTATACTTAATAATAATTTAACTGTTACTCCTTTCGTAGAAGACAAACCTAAAGGTTATAGTCATTATATAGCGATTCAAAAAAACTATGAAAACTGTCCGGTTATTATTAATACTCGTAACCCGTACTCGCGTATAGTTTCTTCTTGGAAACTTAATCAAATAATTAATCTGAACGCTCCAACAAACCATACATCAATGTTATTAATTCTTTGTACCCCTATCGAGTATTCGTCGTTAAATATAAAATTAAACACCCCTTCCTATTTACCGTTTGAAGAATGGCTCAAGACAGCGATATGGTGGGATAGAAGCGTACCAGATATAAACTATGCCCATATAGTAAGATTTGAAAGTTTTAATGAAGATATTATAAAAATACCGTTCATTAAAAATATTCCCCCCACTTTAAAACATAAAAACGATGAAGGCTTTATGTTATCATATATAACCATGCACATGATATTATCTGCTAACAACGGTACATTTAATAAAAACTATTATATAGATTTTTTAGATAAAAATAACCTACCCGATAGCCCGGTAAATAGAAATGCAAAAATGTGGTCTAAACTGAGGTATTATTTGCCTGAATATAGTGATAAGCATGTAGAAGCTATAAAACAAATTTTTCCCATAACTAATGCCGATAATGTAACGTTAGCAGAGCTTAATGAGTTTTTTAATCCAAGCTGGAAACGTATGTATAATGAAAAGACAGCAGCTCTAGTTTATAACAATATGAAAACCTGGTTTACTAAGTTCGGCTATGATGAAGACAGCTGGAAGTAATCAACTCGACCAAGGTGGTGGTAAGTTAAGTGTTTGAGGCGCCATCTGTATATTGAGATTGTCCTGCAACTGTGCCAAAACACTGTCTAAGTTTATATACGGTAGTATCCAACTTAAAACTTGATCTTGAGTTAATGATGTATAAGGTGTAAAATTAGGTAAAGTAGATACGTTTAAGTTGGTTTGACCTTTAGTGAAAGTAGTATACGTTTTACCGTCTTTTGTCTCTTGTGCGTTAATTTTCCAGTTAACTGCGTATACAACATTATCATAACCAGATAATGAAGAATAAACTGTAAGCGGGTTAAGATCCCAAGTGTATGTCATAGTATTTAAATTTTTAAGCTTTCAGGTTTTGTAGCGCGAATATATACTTCTCCCCAAACTTCTAGCTCTCCCATAAGAGCTTGAAACTCTTTTTGAGATAACTTATCTAAATCAGCTAATTTAGCATAAACTTCTTCTGCCATTTTTTTATAATGAGCGTTTGCTTTATCATGATTTTCTGTATATTCTTTTTCAGTTTTTTCACAATCAGCATAAGGTTTAGCTTTAGCAGCAAAGTGAATAGCGGTTAGAGTAGCAAACCCGCCTTTTTCTTTTGAGCTATGAGCAATCTTAGCAGCACCAGCAGCTCTTTTAGTTAAAAACTGCTGAAAGGACTCTTCAGTGGTAGGATCAGGCTGAACGCGTTTTTCTAGAATTGTTTCATAAGCCTCTGCTAATACTTTATAGTTGCCTTTAGTCATAAATATCTTATATTACTTATTGTTACTTGACATATTTTAAACGGGCCTGTACCAGATTCGACTCTGTGGCAGATGTATTAGAAGCAAGCAGGATTAGTAAATCCTTTATAAATTACTACAAAAACAAACGGCATTATTCAAAGCCTCAAGAACGCAGTCGCTTCCGTGAAAGAATCTCTTTCATTCGGCGATAGCTTCGCACTCGCAGCTGCTTAAGCTCGATCGGTTGCAATATAGATTCTCGCTATATATTACAACCGTCATTCAGCGAGACTGACTATTCAATGGTAGTAGAATAGCAGGAACACTACCAAACAACTTGTATATCAGCACTATGGGTATGCATTTTATTAATAGTGCTAAGCTTGTAGAAACTGGTAAGAACGTTACAGAACACAGGGGTGCAACTCCCCTCAGGTCCACCATTTTAAATCCAAATAGAAGTGATAGTTTATTCCTATGGATTTTTTTAATATTATATAAGAAACACAAGTAAGTATTTGTGCTGGTGACATTATCCAGCATAACAACCAAAGCCCCCGGGCTGCGGTTCTAAACAAAACAACAACACATATGCAAGCAATAATCATAACAAGTTATCTTGCTGTTGGTGGTCTTGTTAGACTCGCGTACGAGGACTATAAGATAGGAAACAGTAAGACAAAAGCAAAGTTCGTTGAAAGTGTTAAAAAGTTTTGGGTAGGGTTTAAAGAAGCTTGGAAAGAAGCTATCTCAGCCCCGCACCAACATCTATTTTAATACTATAAGTTAGAATAATAACGCCCGGCTTGGAGCAATCTGAGCCGGGTTCCTTTTTTTTATATTTCGGGTAACTCAGGACAATCGTGATTAAGTTTTATCCATTCAGGAAAAACAAATATATCACCGTGCCAAGTAAAGCGATCTCTACGGTCATTGCATACTACATTAGTAGCGTTACTTAACATACCCATCCACCAACAAAACGTACCCTCACTTAAGACAATATTATCGAAGTCCTTTACAAAGTTAATCTTTTCAATAGGTACATCATTATAATAAGGTTTAAGACCATAGCGGTTTATAAGTTCTATTACATCCGGGTGATTCATACTATCAGAAGTAATATACCCACCTGTACATCCTTTTTTAATTAAAAGCTCTATTGCTTCTATATAATAAGATAGAGGTAGTCTCTGTCTTCTATGCGCTACATCTCCTAACCGTACAACCACCATCATCTGGTCTTTTGATTGGGGTTTATATTCAATCTCAAACATACCTCGTATTTCATTACGATATTGTAATACGTAGTCTTTTATTTGAAACCAATGTAAAAAATGATAGTGCGCATCAGGTATACTGTCCTTGTTTAATAGCTCCATTAAATTTAAATCATGTACCGATACAACTGGTTCGGTAAATCGTTTAGTACCAATATTAGGTATAGTGTGTAATGGTTTACCCGGTTCATTAAACCCTGAAGTTACTATTTGCGGTTTATCTGGAGATAAAGCAAATCCATAGAGAGGTTCAGGCTCAAAAACATATCCAAACTTTTTAGCAAATAACTGAGCGGTAACGTACATGAGCATTTGATTACCTGTTCTGTTACCATCTCCATAGTATACTGTTACCATATCCTTAATTAGAGAAACATAAAATATTTGCAAGGAAGTTGCTATTTTTTGTTTATAATATATAAATATAGAGTATGAAGAAACTATTAACATTCCTCGCATTGTCATTAATCGCAATCGTTGTAAATGCTGCTCCAGTTAGCGGTGACTTAGACCTCGGATTTACTTCAAAGTTAATCCAACAAGGTCAATTAGTTGGCACTAACTATGCAACAGCTGGCGTTGATACAAATGTATACGGCATTGATCTTGCTGTAACAGCATTTGACAAAGTTAGCGACACAACCACAACATCAGTTGTAGCTGGTAAAACAGTATCGACAACCGATGCTTCTGGTCTAAAGCGTGTTTATCTCGATGCTGGTTATAAATTCACGTCTCCTCTCGCTGACTTAACACTCGGTGCAGAATTAAGACACGTAAACGTAGCAGAAGCTGCTGGTCAAGCTAATCACAACCTCTTACCATTCGTTAAATTAAGTGGTAGCTGGTTTGGTGGTCATCTTAACTGGCAAGGCCGTGCTCTTAACGATACGGTAAATCGTAGCAACAACTATGAATTCGGTGTTAATACACCAATTAATACATTTGGCGCTCTTAAAGTTGTTCCAGCACTAGTTGTTGGCTTTAACGATCCAGGTGCTGCTACTATTGCTGCTTTAAAGAACGTTAAGAAGTACTATCAACCAGGTGTTGGTCTTGAGTTCCACGGTGTAACAGCAAATCTATTTGCTCAACGCACCTCATTAACAGACTCAGCCGCTCAAATCACTGGTTATAACGTTGGTTACAAATTCAAGTTCTAAGACCTAGAACAATTCACACCCGACAAACATCTAACCCCTCACTTCGGTGCAGGGGTTTTTTTATGTTCTGAAATATGAAACTGTAATGCTCTATTAAGTTTATGTGAAAACTTTTCAGGGGTAATACCTGCTTTTTCTTGTAAAGCAATTTCAGCTTTAAGTGCTTTAAGAAATCCTTCAGACAGATTAAAGTTTTTAGGGTAGAACATACGCTGTTCTTTCTTTATCATGCCATACTGTTCCATTAGCTCTTGAAACTTCATATTATTGACTATACTTATGTGTGTACAGTGTTTAAACAAGAAAAATCCAAGGATTATACTTGATTAAGTAAAAATATGGTATAACATAGTACCTGTAACCAATAACATACTATGTCAAAAGAAGAATACGTTAAATTACAAGCTGTAGTTGCAGCGCTGCAAAAGACTGTAGATAACCAAGAGACGATTGATGAAATCCTCGAGCTCTTAAGTAATGCTACAGTAGCTGTTGATGAAGCAGCTAAAACAGAAGAAGAAGCAGTTGATGTTTCTAAAGAAACTGGTAATGATGAAGAAGGTGAACCAAAGCCAAAACAACAGTTCGTTATCTTAGTATCTGATACAAACGGTATTATTAATAAAGACTTAGTAGGTTGGGTATTACAGATTCCAGAAAATGATGATGTAGCTACTGTATTAGACTCTATTAAGAGCGGTGCATACAACTTTAACGCTTCTAAGAAGGGCCAAAAGTATCCAGTATCATCTATTGGTCAAGCTATTGCTAACGTACCGAACAAGTTCTTTAAGACTAACAATCTTAAGATTAAGACTAAAGAACCTGTTTACGTTCTTACAACTAATAACGTATTGCCTAGATCTTAAGCTAGATCTGGTTGTTGGGAACCGGGCCCGTTTGGACCACCAAACGGTGCACCGGCAGTACCCGTAACGTAAATAACGGGTGGTGGGATACCCACAGTTTGTATTCTACCATCTACTCTGTCTTCAGATTGAATAGGTGTTGAGTCATTAGCACCAACCCCAGCCGCTGCAGCTAAACCTTGGTTAATCTTATCTGCGGTTAAGGTGAGAGGTATATTTTTAAATACGTGAGAGTGTGGTTGTGCAATAGTTAATGTACCAGAACCCGCTGCATTAACGTCTATTTGACCGCCAAGTACTTGTACGTTTACTATTGAGTAAGTAGTTGCACTACCAACCACATTTAATGGTGGTATAATAAGCTGCATTGTACCCATAACGTCTGAGTTTATTATGTTCCAACCAGAAGCAGGCACATCTGGTGTACCTTCAGGGTTTACTATCGGACCAGAAGCTATTATTTGAGTGTTTTCAGTTACTTGATACTCTATAGGGGCGGTAATGTGATTAACAAATAATTCACCACCAATATACGCACCACCACCAATAATAACGTTATTAGTCACACCCAAAGTACTGTCAACTACTACTTGACCTTTATTAACGTTCTTTAAACTTAGTACATCTGCTTCAATAGTAACTAAACTACCATATAATCCTAAGGTTCCATCCTTAGTACCCATTGTAACTAGGTCGCCTCTTACCTCTACTGTACCACCTGATATTTTCATGTTACCGCCGGTTTGCATGGTCATACCACCGTTACCAGACTGCATTTTAAGTCTGTTCATAGCGAATATGTCATAGTTACCACCAGGCATATCTGGTACACTAAGCTCTTTATAAGATGCAAAACTAACATAGTTAGCACCGAATTCAAACGGTGCAGCTATAAAAGGACCAACACGAGTAGCAACAGATTTACCCGAAGTAAGCAAGCTAAGATTATCTAGATAATATGCAGGCGAGGTATTACGAACCAAACCAACTGCAACTGTTTTATGTTTAGATATAAACTCAAAACTATTACCACCAAATCCCATATCCTTTTCATGGTTTGATAATGGGTTCGTTAGACTTTGTAATGTAGCTTGATATGCATTTAAATCTGTTATATTAGCTAGACCCGATTTAGAGAATAAGTCATACCATTTAGCAGCAGCTTTAGTATTAAAATTACCTACTTTAAGGTAATGATCGCCTTGTACTATGTTATCAAAGTCTCTCTGTACAAAAAGATTGTTGTGGCCATTAACTGTTTCGAACTTATCGGCTAGTGTTAACAACTGAAAATTATCAGGGTTAAACATAGCAGTATACTTGTTATTTATTTCGTAGTAACCACCTTTGTAATGAGTTACCTTGTAAGATTCCCTATCAGTAGTGTTAATGATTTCAATAGCAGCACCCTTTTGATTGAGTACCATTTTGTTTTGATATCTTACATTATCGTTTGTAATAGGACCGGCTCTGCGGTCTTTATTTTCAAACGCATCAGGATAATCTGGATAGATATTATCTCCAGATTTGAATATACTATTAAAATCAGCACTACCAAATGATGCACCAAAATAAACCGGAAACAATGGTGAACCTTCTTTAAAGAATACCCAAACATGCGCACCTACATTAGGTATAGAGAATAAACCTTTAGCAGAGTTGGAATAAGTGGCAGGTTTATATGTATTTGAAAACTGATTGAAGTGAGCGCTATTTATTTTAGAAGTATTCCCAAAAGCATCACTTACCGGGTTAGTCTCAAAATATGCCCCGGGCTTACCTCCCTTTTGTTCAGGGTCTAAATTAGTAGCAGAAGAAGAGTTAGCGTAATTGCTATTAGGGTGTGCATATGCTAGTGGTGCATCTGAAACTGTATTAGTATCTGTTGCAGCATTGTAGTAACCAGCTGTAGAAGCACCTACAATAGGACTAGCAAATTCAGCCCAAGGTAACGCGTCTTTTAGTTCTGGTAATATAGCACTAATGTTCTCTCCACCAGGAGAACCAGGAAACGAGAACGATTGGTCTTGTTTTAACTGACTCCACTTATCATACACGTTTAATGATACGTGCGGTACCCAAACCTTAACCCTGCCTCTATGTTCTGGGTCATTGTTTTGTACTACTATTCCTAGATAAATACTGTTAAATTTGTCTACCATATTAATTTCCTGGAGGTTGTTGTAATGTTGAAATCTTTACTACGGCTGGATCGCCATTAGATTTAACTGTTCCTGGTACAATAGTCACAGCATTCTTACTTAGACCGACTGTTTGATTAGGCAGCTGGTAACTTAAAGAAGCATCAGCACCACCTACATTCACCACAGCATTAGCACCGGTAACTGCTCCAGGAGCTCTTACCACTGTATTAACCACACTTGTAATTTGATTTGTTTCTTTGTTAATAGTGCTTGCCACTGAAGCTATACCTTGTTGTACCGCGGTCAATGTACCTTGTACCTGTCCTATAGTAGCATTTATAGCACTACCATACTGTTGTAACGTCTTGATAGTGTTACTTATAGCCGTTACATTAACTTGTGGTATACCCAGTAACTTACTAATATTAGGTAGAGAGATTTTATTTAAGTATTCTTTAATATTTTTCTTAAAGTCATTCAATGCATTAGATATCATTCTACCAGGAGAATGCTCTGTAATAAACTTGTTAGCCTTATCAACTGCAGCTTGTATGTTGTTAATAGTAGATTTATTACTCCATAACGGATCTGCATTTAAGTTACCACCAAGTATAGTATCCAATGGTAGTTTTGCTGTTAATGCACCGAACTTACCCTTTACTTGAAGCTTAATACTATATGAACCACTCTGTCTAGATAGTACTTGACCTAAGAATGTATCGCTCTTTAAACCAAGCCCTTTAGGTGTAGCTGCTTGGTACAACTTGAACATATCGTTGTTTAGCTTGTCCATTTCATTAAACAAGTCTGATATTACTTTATGCTGTATAGAAGGATTAATTGTGTCTCTACCAAATGCAGGACTATTATAATCTTGTTCAGTAGGGGCATATGCTAGGGTACCTACTGAGTCTGAAAAGTCTTGATATATGTTAGGGTAGTTAGCACTTAACTGCTCTTTGACTAATGGGTGAGAGTAGTACATTGCCTGATCCCACCAACCGCTAAACCATTGAGGGTCTAATGCGGATAAAGGCTTAGGTATAGTAAAAATCGGGTGAGGTGCAACAATACTAACACAAGGGTCGTTTAAATGAGTAAAAAAGTCTATTTTAGAACCAATAGGGTTAGAAGAAAAGTCTGTACTATAGTGAGCCTTAGTAATGTACTGCTCATCTTCGTAACCAGGCACCGTGTAGCCAGGTATAGTTAATAGAGTATTGTAATAGTCTATTGATTGTACTACAAACTGTGCACTAAGAGACATTAGGTTATATTGCTCCTTATATCAATGTTATCGTTAGCATGTACACGAACAGCTGTTATATCGTTTGTATACTGACCTAAAGTAAAATGATGTACTACTGTATGTACAAACCATTGCCCGAGCAACTTGTTATGAAACTCGTCCATATTAATGCCTTTGCCCTTTTCAACGCTAATAAACGTACCAGACTCTCTAATAGGAGAACCTAAAGCTGTAAAACTTACTGCAGTATTATAATATAATGCAGACATTAACATAAAGTTTCTACTTTCTGCCAATCTACTTGTTTTATCTGGGCTTAAAGAGTAAACGTTCTTAACCGCTAACGTGTCTGTTTTAGTTTTATTTAATGTGACAAGAGTATCAGGTTTTGCACTAATACGCATCTTATTAGAATAGTTCTTATCAATATAATTCTTTACATTGGTAATATCATTGCTAACTACTTCAAGATTAAATACTTTATTGTTGTAATCATTACTATAACAAGGAGTTGTCACCATATCTTGAGTACTATCAATGGTAGACATGTCTGTAAAATTAATATTAGTTATATTGCTTGTGGTTGGGTGCTGTATATTGGTTTTTCCGTCGCTTCTACCGAAAGGAGATTGAGGTAATTCAAATAAGAAGCCGCCACTATCGTTACCGCCAGGGTAAGATAGAGTAATAATTTCTCTTTGCAAATTACCAGCAACAGCTGTTGAGAAGTTATATTTTACCGCACTATTAAATATATTACAAAATGAAGTTAAGCTCCACACAGTATCATATCTAGAACGATTAATAATACAAGGGTCTGCGCCTCCATCAGCCCCTATTTGAGAGCTAACATGCTTTTTTAACAAGTAATTTAAGCTATCATAAGCAGTGTAGTTAGCCGGAGCACTATAAAACGCTTTACTAGAACCTATATCCCAGTTTGTTGAAAATACTGGTGGTTCTGAATGTGCTAAAGCTTTATTTAATAGACTTTTAATAGCAGTACCAGTATTAACTAGCTTTTGATCATCTGTAGCATATGCTGGTATAATATTAGTAGGTAGTGCTTCATTAGTAGACCACTGTAAAGCGGTTTCGTTTAATATTTGCTGATCATATTCCCACAAATAAAGCTTAAGTGTTTCTTTAGCGGGGCTATCACCGGGGGTATCTTCTTTGTCGTATATAGCAAACTTATACTGCATACCCCACACATTATAATCTATATTAGCAGGTGCAACGTTTATATCTGTGTCGTCTATAATCTTAAAACGTATATAAACAATATCTCTACCATCGTTCCTGAACTTATAGTACTGATTTTTATTAGTACTTGGAGTTATTTTTTGCTCAAATATTTTTTCTGGATTGCTTATAACTAAACTAGCTCTTCTAAACCAATCAGTAGTGTTTTCCTGTATGTCTAAAGAAACCATACTTGCAACATTAAGCTGAAAAGTATTACCCTGTAAGTTATCAAATATAATATCTAACTGATACTTTTGGTTATTATACTTTAAAGTATTAATAGTCGATGGAGCTATTCCATTAAAAACTGTGCTAAATTGAGGCATTAGCTTTTATTAATTTGCTGTAATATAGCAGATACGTATGTAGGGGTTAAGACTTTTAAAACTGTACCGGCTTTTGGAAAATATGTAGGATCTTGTATGTTGTTAGTGCAGCATATTAACCACCATAAAGCAGGCGCGTTGTAAACCTTTTGAGCTATTAAAGGCCAAGGCATATAATCACTCGTCACCACAAAGTTAGTATACACACTATTATCTAAGTTAGAAGGTATATTAACAGTACCTATTAAGTTATAGAAATAGTTCTGCCCATCATTATACACATTAAACAAGTTTTCCAGGTACTGCTGGCTTAATGTAGGTAACGTAGATATACTGTTTTGTTTTTGTCCGTCCATATTAAGGGTTTGGGGTATTGAGTTTGTTTATATAATTTTGCGTAGTATTCACCGCTATGTTTGCGCTTTGCAGATTTTGCTGGGCAGTTGTGTTTGCTGCGTTTAAGTTTTGACCTGTTACAGATTGATCCCAATTAGTAGGGAAGTATGATTTAAACGTGTTTAAATCTTCAGCTGCTGCATCTGCATCAATTTTAGCGTTTTCAGCTATTTTTTGATACTGATTCAACGTATTAGTAAGTTCTTGGTTTGAATTATTAATAGTATCCGGACTTGTTATAACATTTATACTAGCCCCAGCACCTTTAGGGTCATAGTTATAATAAAATAAATTACGGGAATTCGTTAATAAACTTTGAATAGTAACAGTTACTCTATACGCTTCAGGTACAATTTTTACGTTTTTACTATCAGTAGCTTTATCTACTGACATCATTTCTCCGGTAGTTATATCTACCAATCTTGTAGTGCCTACATTATCTACTTTTAAGCCAGTTATTACCGCGACTGGAAATCTTTTGAACCCTGGAACTGTAACTGTGTATATACATGGTGGGTCCATTCTACTTAATGATTTTCTATTAGGTAAGTTTTGATAAGTCAATGTAAAAAGAAAATTCCAGTTGTTCGCCATTTGAGCCTGGTCTTGAGTATTAAACAGGTAAAACGTTGTAACAATTGAGTCTCCTGTGTCGTTTGGTGCAAATGCTTTTATAGTTTCTTTAGATATACCAGGCGCATTTAAACTAGAGGCAACATTAGCCACGCTGTTAATAGCATCAAGTTTTAATCCTAAATTCTGAAATTCCTTAACTAAATCAGAGCCAGTCGGCCCAAATTGTAATCCACCTAATTTATCAGCTGCAACATTACTGACATCTTTTGCAACATTACTACCATCAATTCCTTTCCATGTACCTAAGTTAGAAGTCATGTTTTGCGGGTTCAAGTAAGGTAAATAATACTTGTTACCGGTTTCTTTACCTTGATAAAGACCGTAATACGGATCTGCATTACTAAACCCCCCTGGTTGTGCTACTCCGTTATTTGGCCCTAAATACTTATCTACTGAACCGGTTGGTAAAACGCCACTGTTAATAAGAGATGCAATATTAGAAGTAACAGTATTAGGTTGTCCTGCAACACCTACTTGGTTTATATTTGCTATATTAAGTTGATCTTGAGCTTGAGATAAAAATAACTTATATGCGTTTAACTGAGAACTAGATGTAAGATCATACTCTACCAACTCAATTTTAGGTATATAATTTCTTATATCCCCATTATTCGGACCTAAATTTAAAGCCCAGTTATATTCCTCGTGCACCTTCCATTCTTTAACTGGTATTTTAGGCGCGCCGGTATAACTTGCTTTCGGGTTGTAACCGCTACTACTAGTATTACTCTGTTCTGGTATTACAGCTGTTGAGCCTGTTTCAGATGTACCACCTATTAAACCAAATAGATCCATAATATTATTTAAGCGTTAGCCCTCCTATTGTATAAAAAGTTATCTATTCTAAGACGAGAATTAGTAATAGGATTGCCTTGAGATATTATGTTTATAGTGCTATTTGAAGAATTGTTACTAGAATTCATTAAACCAGTAAGTTTTGATGAAGACTGATCGTTATTAGTGTTATTTTTTACATCAAGCTTGTCGCTTATATCTAGCAACGTTTTATTCATAGTTTGTAGTGTACTACTAGAGCTGTCTCCTATATTAGTAGTATTAGATATAGCCGCTAATTTTTCTGAAGGTAAGGATATAACCTGTGTTAAAAGAGAGGTTATTTTTTCTACTGCAGCAGGGTTCGTTGTATCTTTTTCTTTACCGGTTAAAAGGTTATTAGGTATTATGTTTCCTGTACTTTCAGGCACAAATATTTCTGGGCCTTCTTCCCCTACCAATACTGGCTTGTTCGGGGTTTTTATAGGGCCACCCTTTGCCTGTCTGTTTTGAGAATCAGCAAAATAATCCGTCAAAGCTTCTATAACTCCAAATCCAGCACCGGCGAGTAGTTCTACAGGTATAAGCGGGGTATTTGCACCAGCTGATGCTACTTCTGCAGCTGCAATACCCGTAGTTGTAACTGCTTCAGCCTTGCCTATGTCTTTTGCTGCAATTTTTAAAAAACGAGCCATTGCAGCTTCTTTAATAACGTCCTCAGCAACTGTGGGTACTAAACCAGGACCTTTACTTCCTTTTTTATCTGATGTTGTAGGTAACCCTTCCCCTGCTTGACCTTCTATGTTTTCATATTGCGGTTTATTTTTAGCTGCGAGGTTATCTATACCTTGACTAACCCGATCTACATTTTTACTAGCACCCTCTACTTTCTTTTTAACTTCATCAGTATCAGTTTTCGTGTTTTCTCTTTTTTCGGTTAATACCTTTTTTAATGCATTTGCAATTGCATCAGCTGCTTCATCAGATATTTTTGTTAATACTATTTCAGCAGGGGCATTCTCTTCGCTAACAACTGCCCCACCTTCTTTAACTACTTTACTACCTGTTGAAGTTTCGTCTACTGTTATAGGAGAAGTTGTTATAGCAGAGTTGCCGTTAACAGGTAGTAAAGTAGGTGTTTCTGTTTTTACTTCCTGTTTTTCATCAGCAGTAGTATCGTCTGGAGCCTTAACCGGTGGTACTCCTTTAGAAACATCGCTTAAATTATCTTCAGTGGTTACACCGTACTGTTCGCTAAGCTCTTTGTTTAAATTATTAAGATCCTGCCCGCTCGCTGCTTGTAGTTTTTTTTGCTCAAGAGTTTTTTTATTTATTTTTCTTTCTAACTCTTTTATTGCTTCTGCTTCTTTAAGCTCTTCTCCAGTAAACAAACCTTGAGCTTTTTCTATAACAGCTTTATTAAGACTCTCAAGTATTTCCTTACCACCGATAAACCCTAATATATTTTGTACAGTTTTCGGAATAAATCTACCAATAAAACCTTCCACTTGTTTTAACTTATCTGAAGTTATATCTTCAACTCTTTTTAATTTTTCTTTTGTTGAGCGTTCTGATTCATCTTCTCCCTTGTCTTCAAACTTAGCTTTACGTTCATTTAAAATTGCCTGCGCATAATTTAAAGCGCTCTTATTATATCCTTCTTCAGTATTATTCTTATTGTTTGTTCTAGTAGAAGCTTCTTCAGTTTTTCTAGTTAACTGATCAACATTTTCGCTTAATTTTTTTATCGTTTCTTTTAGAGATGGATTTGATCCGTCTCCTTTAACTAAAGCATCCGTGAGCGTGTTTAAAGCAATTTCAAATTTTGCTTTGTCACCAGATTCTACGTCTGCAGTGTCGCTCATAAAAATACTTAGGTACTAAACCAGTCTTTATGTTATTCAGCTAAAAAGAAATCCGCATTTATATAAAATTGAAAGCGAGTACCGTCACTGTTTAATACATTAGTAACGCTATCCTGTAAATTAGTTACTTTTTCTGCAAAACTTTGAATACTGTTTAATGTACTAGCTGGTAAGTTTTCAACTAATCTTATACGTTCTTTATAATTAAAAGTTTTAAAATTTAAATCAGTGTCCTCAACTTGTATATTTTTTATAAACTTACAGCAACCACCGATAATAAGATTTTCAGTTAAAGTATTAATAGTGACTGTTTCTTCTTTAAGATCCCCTCTAAGTTCAACTTCCATTTCATATACTTCTTTTAAAGTTGGTATTTGAGTATTAATTTTTATATTATCAATAGTTAATAACACCTCTTCAGGTAATGCTATAGTTGAAGCAAGTGCCAAATTAGAACTAAAGTCGATATTTTTTACTGTAGTGCCTAAAATATTTTTTCTTAATGCTAATAAAATAAACGCTCTATCGATAATGTTTATTTGATCTAGTATATCTGGTTCTAAGCAGTTATCTTTAATAATGTTATACGTTACTATAACAAACTTAGTATTATACAGTATATTGTCTTTAATACAAGCGTACAGATTTTTATATTGCTTTGTACTAACAGGTTTAAACTTCACTATTCTTTGAAAGCTAGGTAAAAACACCTCTATGGAGTTTTTTACCGCATTAGCATTAATACTTGCAATAAATTCATTTATATCAGACATAAAAGTACTTACATTAATATACTAAAAGCCTAGTTCTGAATTCGGGGTGCTGGTAGGCATATTCAATCCGCCACCCGGTCTTACCGCGTTATTTTGCTCTTGCTGCTTGGCGTTATCTTGCATAAGATACATCCAATATACCTGTAACTCAATAGGGGTAATACTATCTGCATATTCTGCAGAAAACCCTAGATACTTTACTACATTGTAAAGAGTTCTGTAAATGTTGTTTAAACTTTCAGTATATAAAAACTCTACCATTTTTTGCAACATTTCAAATGTTATATTACAATTAAATCTTAATATAATACTACCAGTATTAGGGTCTTTTATTAGAAGTAAGTCAGTGTCATATAAATGATCAGTTTTTTCAATATCCCTTACAATAGCCTTAATTACTATAAGTGGTAACTCTTGTATTATTTTAACTCTAGCTTCTAATGTTAAATCCTTGAATATAACGATTGTTTCTTCTATTTTAAGGCTATCTATAATAGAAGCTAAATTAACAAATGTATCTCTGTTGTTATTAAGGAAAACATGTTCGTCTCTAACTTTATAACTAGAATATTGCACAGTAATATCGTTGCAAACAACTGTACTGGATTTATTAATACTTTTAACTTTACTTAATATAGTTTCTATTGGTACTGTAAAACTATAAGACGTTCCATCTTGCAAATTACATTTAAGTTTTAAATCCGGACTTACGCAATAATTACGTATGGTTAAAAGCAAGGATAGCTTATCTTCAAAAGTAATATCATATCCAGCTATATCCGGACAAAGATCTTTTAAAATAGCGTTATACTGTAATATAGTTTCTTTTTTATCAGTATTATGCAAGCTTTTCACAAGATCTCTATATTGTTTGTAATGAAGCTCGCTTATTAATACTTCCTGCTTTTTGCTAGGCAAGTATGCATTTAACTTAAAAGACATTTATATTAACTTATTTCATATGTAGAGTATGTCCATGTAGTCTTAATATTACGAGCAGTAACTTTAGATCCACCATAACTTGCACTATAACCTTCTATACTTGTTGGTACAGCATCTTTAAACACTATAGTTTTACGATTTACCGGGTCGTTAGAATTAGATGACGTGTTTTTCTTAAAAGCAACAGTTACATCTGTTTTAAAATTTTGTTTTGAATCTTTTTTTCTAGCAAATAGACCGTAATGAGCTGCATTAACTATCCATGGCCTTATGACTTGATCTGCAAACGACTGGCTTGTTTCTAAAAACACTATTTCGAAATTAGTTAAGTTTGAACGACCGGTTAAAACTGGGCCTGAAAGTAAACCACCATACAGTCCGTCTCCTCCTGCAGAAAACCCAGCTTTACTAGAAGTAACTGTTTCCCCTGGTATAGTAACACCATTTGCAAAGAAAATATCGTACCCCTCTTTAACTATACCCCAATCTCCGGTTTTAATTATTCTATCAGGTATTGTAGAGTTTAAATTACCTATAATATGATCTAAATTGTCAAACCCTACAACAAAGTTTGCCTCTATAGGTATATGAAAGTCAGGACTAGCTAATACAGATTTTAAAAATTGACTTATGTTTGAAATTATCATTTTAACTGAAAAGATTGTTTAAAGAAAATAACTGAAAAGGTTTAATTTCTTTTACGTCAGGTACCCCGTTTGAACCTGGTGCACCACCCGGGTATTTATCATCTGGGTTTTCATTAACAGGTGCTTTTATTTCAGATTCCCAAGTTTGATAACCGAAGACCACTTTTACTTCTTGTATTTTGCCGCTACCTGATACATTATAACCTTGATTAGGTAATTCTTTTATAAATAACCCCTTTATAGTGTACGTAATTACTTGGTTTAACAAATCATCGTATACTGATACTTGTGCAACGTCTTTAGCTTCATTTGGTATATGGTTTATAGTACCAGGGGTGTTAGCTGCCGATTCAATAAGTCTATCTTCAAGCCAAGACCTTACCCGTAAATATGTATCTACATAAAACGTTACTTCCCAGCTTTTACTGTTACCAAAGTCTCTTGTGCTAGGTGCGTTTATGTCTACCCCTTTGTATTTTACTGATGCAATTGATTTTTTTGTTCCGGGTAAAGAAAACTCTTTAATATACAAATAAGCTGTATCATTAGCTTTACCTGTAAGAAAAAATTCGAAACCATTAAGTTTTATTAAGTCAATTCTTGCTTGAAAATCTCTTGAGAACCCAAACTCACTAGCGGCTAGGTAAAATTGTTGTAAATTTTGAGTAGTATCAGCCATGATTATGTAAAATATTGAAATGCTAATGTTACTGGTAATCTAGCTACTGTTTCTCCGTTATCTCCTACGTTGTATTCAATACCTTCTACAAGTACTGGAAATACCCCATGTAAGGTAATTGTTTTAACAGTTACGTCTTTATCGTTTTTTAAATCTAAAGTTAATTCACAATCTCCAAACGGCCCGTTAAACAGATCTGCTGCATTAGCAGGATTTGCATATATACTTGAGTCACTATAGTTATTAACTGGTTCGTAAAGAGAATTACTCCATTTTTCGAATAGATTTTTAATTAATAAGTTTTCATCTGAAAAAAACGTTACTCTCCATCTACTAGATTCCGGAAAACTTGCATTAGTAGGTACATTAAAATCAAACGCTTTATAAGGCACTGTTGTAGTGTTCGTCTTTCTTGATGGTAAAGTAAAAGTTTCTACGTACAATAAAACCGAACCACCTATTACTATCCCTGCTGGCGCGCCTTTAATATCAGCAACTTGGAAGTTATATTTCTTTCCAAATCCTAATGTATTAGCTGCTGTAATGAAGTCCTGCAAGGCCATATTAATACTTAAGCTTAGAACAATAAAAAACCCGACTTACGCCGGGTTTAATAATATAAGCTTTATTGGAATTAACCTTGTGTCCAGTAATGATATGCTAATGTAGCTGAAAATGTTAAAGGCTTACCTGTACCTGTAATATCGTATTTCACATCGCCAATCTTCTGGATATAAGCTCCGTATAGGTTGTATTTGTTGATCTCTGTTAACTTATCATCAACTTGTACAAGAGTGATAAGTGCTTCAGGACCTCTTACTGATAAGTCGCCAGTACTTGTTAAATCATTGAATACTTGACCTCTTTGCCAAGCTTCGAGTTTCTGCCGGATAAGACTAGCCTTGTCAGCACGAAACTCAACTGTCCAAGCATTACTACCAGGGTATTTTACGGTACCAGGGAAGTTAAAATCAAGACCCATATAGGTAGCTGTTTGATTTTGAATGTCTCTTGAAGGTAGAGTAGCTGTAGTAATATATACGAAATCGTCTTCGTTAAAAATATTATTACCTAGAGAAGTTACTCGTAGCATGTAGTCACGAGCGAAATCTCTTTGCTGTGCTACCCTGTAGAAGTCTTGTATTGTTTGTGACATATTAAATATTTATGTTGAGGTTATTGTAATAACTCTTGGAAGTTTTGAGATGTTTTCGTGCAGTAGAAGTTAACTAGAATGAACTCTGCTGTACGAACTGGCTTAATGTAAATGTCTACAACAAGCGAGTTATCATCAATAACGTCTGGAGTATTATTTGTGTCGTTACATACAATTAAATAATCGTAAACGCCTTGAGTATTCTTAGCTAAGTCAAATACTGGATTAATTGTATTAACCAATCTGTTGCGTGTAAACGTTGTGTTTGGTTCAAATAAGAACGATTTGCTTGTCTGTAGTACTGATTTCTCTAAGAAGAGGAATAAACGACGAACATTAATACGATCAAATGCACTCGGTGTCTGTAATAAAGTCTTTTGACCTTGAATTGAGAAACCAGTACCAGGAGTGTTTACTACTGGGTTGATTGCAATCTTGTAAAGTAAATCGCGCTGCTTTTGATTTGGGTTAACTGCAATATCAACAATACCAGTTACGGTACCACGATTTGCACCAGCAGGTGCTGCCCAAGGATAAGCTACTGCATCGTTACTTGTATAGATTGCTGCAGCAAAACCAGAGAATGGCAACCAAGTAGCTTTTGAAGTAAATGAATCAATAACTTTGACCCAGTTACCATATGTTGTAGCATAGCTTGTATTAACCCCTTGATAGGAGTTACGTAGCGGCCAGTAAATGTTGCTTGAGAAGTTTGTTGAAGGATCTTTTAATGTCTTGAAGTCTGCACCTTGTACGAAAATTTGACGTAATGGGTCAGAAATAAAGATACAATCTTTACGTTGGAATGTAGTAAAGTCTACAAACTTTTGAGTAATTTGAGACCAAGTACCGACAATAGTATCTGGTGTATAGTTACCATCAGATTCTGTTAAATTGTCTACTGCAGATTGAACTGCTGTACCGTATGCTGTATCATCAAATGTGCCTGTTTGTGCAATAGCTGCAACAGTCGATAAACCACCGTCTACTACAACGTCAATATTGTATACATCTGCATTACCAGCTAAACTTAAAGCGTTATCAAGTTTTGCACCAACATCACCGATTGTCTTTACGTTAGTTGTATCTAACGAAGGAGCATAAACACCTAATGGGAATAGGCTAGTTGCTGCTTTATAGTTGCCTGTTTGATTAAAAGGAGTTAATACTCTGACTTGTTTTGCAGCATTACCGTCATTGTCTAACCATTTAATATTGTTTGAAATGTTAGGGTTAAGGAATACTATTAAGTTAGGTGAAGTATTGTTGATTACTGTTTCAATAAAGTCGCTCTTAGCTGCACCACCGTTTTTGTCTTGTACTGTACGGTTAGCATAGAACGATGTAGCATAACCTTCTTGTAAGCTATATGATAACTGTAATGGGTTATTACCGAAAGGAGATGTTCTTACTTTAATAAGAGAAACGATCGCTAAGTCATCAAAGCCTGTACCACCTACATTTGAAATGTCGTATTGTGGAATGTTTTCGATTAACTGTGAAACGCTTGGCTTTGGATCTGCTGCTGTAGCTGATAATTGGAAGCTTAAACGGCTTGATGGAATCTCTTGATAAACATTAGCACCTGTTAAACCAAACGATGATTGTTCAGCTGTAATACTGAATACGTTTTGAACAGCAGACATTGCTGTTGTTGGGTTTAAGTTAAGATTATCAGCAAGATTTAAATAAAGACCTTCAAACTTTTCGTTAATAGTTGTTTGAGATTCGTTTAATACTACTAAACCGATACCGTTTGCTGTTAAATCAGCAACACTATTAATAGTTGGAGCTGCACCACCGCCAGTTGTGCTCCAGTTAATACCGTTTTGTTTTAAAGTTACGTAATCGTCTTGAGAAAGTTCAATAAGTTGTGGGGCTGCAAGATAATATGTACTTGCACTCATGAATGCTGTAGTTGTTGAAGCTGCAGCTGCTGTAGTTGTGCTTGGTGTTAAAGCTGGTAGTACTGGGAATACTAAAGCACTGTATTTGTTAGCTGCATAACCATCTCCCATTCCACCACCATAAGGTAAACGATAAACACTTACTTGAGCGTTTGTACCTGCATTAAACTGTTGTTGTACGGAATAATAAAAATAACGTTCGGCTGCATTAGTAGGTGTACCGAAAATATTAGTAAAATCGTTACCTGTTGTAAGGCTTATAATTTCATTAGCAGGACCTTGAGCAGCAAAACCTGCAATAAACACATTAGTACCATTAGGTACGCTTGTTGTTTGGCTTAGATCGATTTCATTAATTTGTACACCAGGGGATTGTATTTGACGTAAAGTAGCCATAGTAGTATTTACTATTATTTAGGCTTTTCCGCGAGAAAACCTTGTTGTTTTACAGTAATTCTGAAGTCAACTGGCTGAACGAGAACGTAAATGAAGACTCTAACTGATCAGCATCTCTATAACTATAAGCTATGCCTGTTAAATTTGTAATAAAGGCTTTGCTATACGTCCAACGGATTTTCTTATTGTTATATTCATCCAACCCCTCCACCACTACGCTTGTTTGGTAAGGTTGTAGATTTGCTAAGCCTGTATATTGAGTTGGTGTTTGAGGTAGTTGTGTTAGGTTATCTGGATCCATAGTACTACTTGTAGCGCCGTTTATATAATCCAACCACTTCCATAATACCCACCAGTTGTTATAATTGTTATCTACTGTAAAGTTTACAGTAATGTTTTGGTACTTCTCTCTTTTGTTAGAAGTTACGCTTAAAGTTTGACCGGAAAATGGTAAATCGACAGGATTTATTGCGGTAGCAGGTACAACTGTACCGTAAACCGAATATTGCAAAGAATCTAGATATACTCCATCATTTGTTCTGTCGCTTTGATTTAATATATTAATCTTTTTAAGAGCGTCAGGCAGGTTTAACGTGAGTAGAAATTTATCTTTTCTACTTTTATTAAGAATAGACTGTTGTGTTATAGGTCCGAGTGCCATTATTTGCCTTTTTCTTTCTTTTCTAAATAGTGTCTTCTTACAATTGGATCAAAACCGAGTACAATGCCACTAGTACTTAGACCGCGAGGCTCGGTATTTACCTTATCCATATTCATACTATAAAAACGAGCAATTGCTTGAGCGGTTTGAGGTATAATATATATTTTACCACGTGGTTTCTTTTTTAAGTTTTCAATTTCAGGAAAAGGAGTCTCCATCTCTCTGTGAGTCTTAGCAATAATACTGACCGATTTTGTATCGTGTCTAGTTAACTTGCTCATACCCGCCGTAGGAGATTGATGTCTTGGACCGCGACTACCTTTACCGCTAGTCATGCCTGGTTGAGACATAAACGTCTTGAAAGTTTCGGCTTCTTGGTTTAAAGATAGCTCTTTATCTCTCTTAGCTATTACGCCTTGTATTAACCTATCAATATCTTTAGTACGTCTCAACTCTTTATACGCTAAATTTTCTATAGAGTACTCCCCGCCTTTAACTAGACCAGCTTGTCTAGTTTTTAAAATTTTATCTTTTACATTTTCAGCACACTCTAAGTCACATTTATCGCTTAAAGCATGGTCAATCATATGTCTCATCGCTTCAGCCTTTTTAGCTAACTCTTTTTTATCTATATGACCTGATTTTTCAGGTTTATGCACCCAAGTATCGTTCTTTAACGAATATACACCTGTAGAATGATGCGGTTCAAGTATATCTTGTATATATACTTCTACATCATAGTTTTTAACTTTAATTTCATGAGTACTGTTCCAAACAGTCTTTTTAGCTTTAAAATAGTCTTTAAGTAAAGCCTCGTCTATATTATACTCTCTACAGTCTGTTATAACATGTAAATCAAAGTCACTATATTCAGTATAGTTATAGTTAGCTAAAGAACCAGTCAAAGTTATATCTTCAACATCGACTGGTATTTCTATAGATTCTAAAAATGCTTCAGCTACTTCTAATAATTTGTTCTTAACATCTGGGTTAATAGTATTCCCGTTCCACACTAATGGATTAAGAGTGTCGTGGTATTCAAACGTAAGCTTATCAACGGGTAACATATTATTTAAATACTTACGTAATATCTAAATGTATTAGACCTCCCAGGAAATCATTTTTTGATTGTCTTTAGGTATGCCTAAAAAGTTACACTTCCAAAATCCCTGTGCAAATAAATCTAAATGTCCCCACTCATTTTTACGTTTAATCATTTGTTTAGCAATATCATCCCAGTCTTTATTTAAAAATACAGGTTCAACTAAGATTCTTCTTTCCTCTATTTTTTCATAGCTAAATTCATCATGTTCATAGTGTAAAACCTCTATACAGTTACCCTCTTTATCAGTGTAGTCTATAGAAAAATCTAAACCCCATTTTGGCCTCAACTTAATGAGCTTGTAAAGTTGAGTATTCCATTGTGCCCACAGTTTAAGCTTTTCTAGTGCTTCTCCTTTAAAACCTCTCCGCTCAAATAACAAGCTGTGATTAAGATTGGTACCCTCAAACACTACCCCTTCTTGTTTAATCCACGGTTGCCGTAAACATTCTTGATCAGTGTAGTGAGTTGATAGAGTTTCTTTATTTGCATTTGCAAACCATTGTTCTATATTGCTCATAGCAAAACCGTCCTGATCAAATAACTCTAAATGTTCAGGGCCAGGGTATATAATCTGACCACCAGCTGTTGGAAACTTATCAAAACCCTCAATAGTTTTTACCCAGTAACCATTAGAATTAAACTTATTATTAGTAACAACTAAATTGTTCATACTATAACTTACTTTTGACTAGTGCTAGATCCATAGTAAGTATATATAATGGCAAAAGCAAAAGGAGATCAGACTACATATTATTTGGGTAATAAGAACTTGCCTGTACCCGAAACTCAGTTTAACTGGACACCGGAAATGGTGGAAGACTTGGAGAGAGCGCGCAAATCTATTTTACACTTCTCTCGTTTCTTTTACATTGTTAGTTTGGACGAAGGTAAGCAGCCAATCAAGCTTTATAACTTTCAAAAAAGAGTGCTTAAAGCGTTGGTAGAGAATAGGTTTAACGTTGTATTAGCTTCTAGACAGATTGGTAAAGCGTTAGCACTAGATACCCCTATACCCACCCCTAATGGTTGGACTACAATGGGAGATTTAAAAACCGGTGATAAGGTTTATGGTTTAGACGGTAAAGCTTGTAACGTTACTCAAGCACACGATATACTACAAGATAGGGATTGCTATAAAATTACTTTTGATAGCGGTGAAGTCATTACAGCCGATGCTGAGCATTTATGGTTTACTCAAAGTAGAGACGAAAGACATAGTGGTGGTACGGTAAAAACTACTAAACAGATATTTGATACATTAAATACATATGGTGGAGAGCCTAACCATAGAATACCAGCATGTAAAACGTTTACTCTAAATAATAAATGGCATTATATTAAAAACGTAGAAAAAATAGATTCGGTTCCGGTACGCTGTATAACAGTAGATAGCCCAGACAGCTTGTATCTTTGTGGTAAGCAATATATTCCTACTCATAATACCACTATCCTAACCATATTTGCTTTATGGATGATTTGTTTTCATGACGATTATAGAGTATTACTGATTGCAAATAAACAAGAAACAGCTAAGAACATCTTTAAACGTATTAAGTTAGCGTACGAAATGTTACCTAACTACATGAAACCAGGTGTAATAGCTTACGCTAAAGAAGGTATGGAACTAGAGAACGGCTCATCGATTGGTATTAGTACTACAACGTCTGATGCTGCTAGAGGTGAGTCTATTAACTGCCTACTCTTGGACGAAGCTGCATTTATCCCATCAGAGTTTATGGATGACTTTTGGGAGTCAGTATTCCCTGTCATTTCGTCCTCTAAAAAGTCTAAAATCTTTATGTTATCTACTCCTAATGGTGTAGGTAATCTTTTCTTTAACACCTATACAGATGCAGTAGCGGGTAAAAACGGTTGGCACCACGAGCGAGTAGATTGGCACGAGGTTCCAGGTAGAGATGACAAATGGAAAGAAATGACTATGAGAGCTCTTGGTTCCGAGGAGTCCTTTAATCAAGAGTATGGTAACGAGTTTAGAGCTGCTGGTGAAAATATTTTCGATAAAGACCAGTTAGATGAATTAACTAGTAATGCCCCAGAACCCGTCTATGAAGATGATGACGGTACATTTAAAATTTATAAAGATCATATTGATGGACATTTTTATAGTATAGGGGTTGACGTTGGCGAGGGTATAGGTAGAGCTAACTCTACTATACAAGTAGTGGATGTTACTGATTTAACTAACATAGAACAAGTAGCTACATATGCTAATAACAAACTAGACCCATTTAACTTTACTGGGAAGCTCGTAGAAATAGCCGGTCAATGGGGTAACCCTCCATTATTAGTAGAGCGTAACAACTGCGGTGCTTCAGTAGTAGATGCATTAGTTAATACTCATCAATATCCTAATATAGTAAAGTATACTCCAAGTATGGGTTCGTTTACTGAAAAAGTAGAAAAAGATAACCGTTTAGGTGTTTATTCCCATACTAATAGTAAGTTCAACTCCATGGCTAACTTTAGATACTGGATGAACGTACTAAGGTGTGTTAAGTTGTATGATAAAGCCACTATAGAAGAATTTAAAACCTATATACGTCAAGCTAATGGGGTATGGAAGAAGCAATCTGACAAGTACTTGGATGATAGAGTAGAAGCTCTTATATGGGCAATGTTTATACTAGACCCTAAAGTGGTAGAACAGTTTTACGAGGTTACCCAACAAGACAGCAATGGTAGACCATTACACATGATACCTAATAACTGGGACCCGTTTGTAGTTAGTATGCCAAAGCCTTCTGAAATGTATAATAAGTTTAGTAAAAATAAAGAACCAGATGTTACTGCTCGTAACCCTGTTATCATATCTCAAGGACCAAGCAATAGCAACCCTGATATGGATGAACTGTTTGAACAGGGCTGGAGATTGCCTCATGGTAGTCCTGCTGCGGCTATGTTAGATAAAAGGTTTATAAACGATAGACCTTATTAAGCAGCCATAAAAAAAGCCCTTATTACTAAGGGCTTTGTGAATTGTCTATGCCTGAAACTTATTTAGTAAAGGCGTTACTTTCACCTTTATCAGGTGTAAGATTACCTACTGTATGTAATTTGTGACCGTCTTTTAAATGAGCTGATTCTTTTTCTTTCTTAGGAGCTGGCTCGTTCTTAAAGCTTGCACCCTGCTCTGAAGCAGCGCCTTTAACTTTAGTTACGCCAGAACCACCGACTTTGTGAATCTTGTGACCATCTTTAAGTTCTTCTGATTTAGCACCTTCGAGTGGGTGACCTAGGTCTTCAGCTTCAACAGCTTCTCCCATTGCACCGTCTCCATCACCGCCACCGGTGAATGCTTGATCTTCATCACCTAAATCACCATGTTCTTTATCATATGCTGTATCCTTCTTAAGGAACTTTAAAAGTTTTTCTACCATTTCGATAGCTTCTTCGTGTGTGCAGCATGCTTCTTCACCTTCATCACCCTCAGGACCACCCATTGCTGGTTCTTCATGATCAGCAGCTGGCTCGACTGGAGCGATTTGTTCTTCTTCTTGAGCAACGAAAGGCACGCCATTAACTGCGTCCTCATATAGTTTTTGGAATTTTGATTTAGGCATAGTAAAATGTTGTTTATTATATTTAGGAGTTCTGGAACTAGAATCTACAGCCTCCTCTACTTTTTCTTTTTCAGGAGCTTCTTCATTCTTTTCTGCAGCTTCCATATCTCCTTCTTCTTGCTTTGTTTCTTTAGCTGCTTCTTGTTTTTCTTTAGCTTCGTTCTTCTTAAAGCCTTCAGCTGCATCAGGACCTGTACCTTTAGCTAGCTTTTCTTCTTTCTTACCAAAACCTTCTCCTACTTTAGGGGCGTTTTCATTAAGAGCTTCTTGCTTTGAAGATGTAGGTAAGTACATTGAAGCGTCTGTTAAAAGAATATCAGGCTGCTTATTGCTAGTTTG